AATAGCTAAAAATAAAGAAGCCCCGTTTAAAGAAGTAACCACTGGGCAAGAACAGCCAGCTAAAAAAGGTCTTTTAGAGGAGCTGGAAGAACTTAGAAATACTGGGGAAACTAGCACCGCTCGCTATAAAGAGGTCATGCAAGAGATAGAAGTTATTTATGGAACTGGTGAAACTAATTCTTTTGGGACGAATGATATAGAAATCCTTAAAGATAAGCTAAGTAGAATGTCTAAAGCAGATTTGCAATCTTTTGCGAGAAAAATTGGCATTAATCCTTATTACAATAAAGGAGCGGTAAAAGATAATATCATTAAAGAATTCAATAGGTATCAAAGCAGGGGCAGTATTGCTTCTGCGCCATTGCCAACTCCAGCAATTGAATTAGATCCAAACAACCCGCAACATAAACAAGTTCTTGATTGGTTAGAGGGTTAAAATACTAAAAGATAGTGTAATACACTATATGCCGAACGTATTAGAAGATCTCGCTTCAGGAATTGTTGTCACAGAGTTTGATGGTGACACAGGAATAGCCACAGTAGCTAATGTCAGTGGTTGGTTATTTGAAAATCTAGGACAAGTAAATAATTACTTGTATACTGATTTTAGTGGAGCAGATGCTACTGGGACTTATGGTTTGATGGATATTGAAGCCCAGAGTGTTTTAAAAGAACTGTATCTTTCTAATTACTACAATAAGCAAGCGAGAAATGCCCTTAGAGGCATTACAACGTCCTCCGCTAGTGGAGACAACGTATTGTCTCTACGAGACGGAGAAAGCGCTGTTACGTTCGTTAATCGCAATGAGGTATCAAAAGTATATAGAGGATTAGCTAACGACTGTATGGATAGAGTCACACAGCTATCCGCACAGTATAATATATACCAAGCTGAACCCAGACAACTGGGAGGTATTGATGCCAGTGGAGTAGGAGTAACCTATATTTAGAGAGAAGCTTTTAGAGCTTTCTTGGCTTTTAAGTATTCGCTACGAAGAGAATCAAATTTTTCAGGATTAGCCTTACGAGCCTTTACAAACTCTTTCTTTAACTCACCCAAGGTTTTGGCTTTAGGTTTCGAAACTTCTTTCTTTGCTTTGGACTTTGGAGCTTCTTCCTTTTTATCGACAATTTTTTTAGAGGCTTTAGGTTTTTGAGAGCCTTTAGGTTTAGCGGTAGTTTTCTTTTTTGAATCACTCATTTTAATTATGCGTCTGGGTGTGTATCAAACCAATCTTTTCCGTCTCCAAGGATTCTATTTTTTCTTCTCATTGGGACATTAGGATCATTTAATTTGCCAGTAAAGGGCTTGTTTTTTACAGGCTTATCCTCTAGCTTATCCTCTAGCTTATCCTCCCCTTTAGGGGAGAATGATATTTCTTTTTTATAATCTTTTTTACTCATGGTATTACTGGAATACTGTTGCAGCACCACATCCACTCATGAATACTCCATTATCTGTATCGTTGGGACCACCAATTTGGGTTGAGAATGTAAGGTCTACAGTTTTGTTAGCTCCGATGCTTGAAGAGAATGATTGACTGTCAAGCCTAAGTCCCTTCAATTCGTATCTGATTACTTCCTTTGCGACAGTTGCACTATCTTTGACTGTGATAGTTGCTGTTTCAGCGCCAGAGTTAAGAATATTAGCTAAGTCTTGACTTTGGGTGTCGTTAACTACAGCAGAAACATTCAAAGTAGCGTTAACTGGGAAATCAACCTCTCTAGCGAATGGGAACCTACTACCAAGTCTATCGATAGGAGTTCTAGAAAGTGGAAGCGAAATAGAAGCACTTTGAACGTGCGCTCCATCCACTCCATCAATTTTAACTAAAGATTCGCCATCAACATTAGATAAGCCTAGAGTTACATCTCCTGGGCGCAATGCTGTAATTGGAGCGCGATTAGCAAAACCTGATATTCCACCATCTTTTGTTGGATTTGGTAGTTCAATATTTTTATTAATTGAAGTTCCATTCTCTTGGTCCACTGCTGGAGAACCAGTAGTAGGAGAATCAGCTACAGAGTTCATATTAGCTCCTTCTACAGTAACATTAACAGTAGGAAGCGCTCCAACAGAAAGATCAACAGTGTAATCACTTATATAGCAGTTACCTACGCCTATAACTGTATCAGCGTTATTGAGAGCTTCCCCTGCGCCAGCTTTATTTAAATCTTCACCGTCTGGAGAAGTAACAATGTAAAAGTTTACTCCAGAACTAGCTACTAAATGACCCGAAGCAAAGTTACCTGAAGTAAAAGCATTTGCTCCTCCACCTCTTTGGGTATTAGTTCCTCCACTATTTTGAACGAAGAAACCAAGCGCTCTTTCGTTAAATCCATCTGCAAGATAATAACTAAAATCAAGATTTACAGTAGGAGGATCTAGGACTAAAGAGTCGATCCTAGCAAGGTCTCCAAATTGGTTTACATCCTGTCTGTTGATAGTAAAGCTATAGTTAGCGCTCTGCACTCGACCTAATTGTTCGTGTGCTGACTTCCCTGTTAGCGAAGCACCGCTACTTACAAATAGTCCTTCTGATTGATAAATTACTCTGTTTCTGGCCATAATTAAAGATTCTTTCTTTTGTTTACAGTTTTATTGTTAAAATATGAAATTAAGAGAAGCGTAATCTGTATTGTTCTATATCAAAATCTATAAATCCTACATATAGTTCATTAGCTAATACATTCCTTGTTCTGTCACTTAATTTAGACGTTCTGACTTTTTCTACACAGAATTTAGTTACATCTTCATAAGTATTTGCTAATCCTGTATAATTAAAACTTCCTTCTTTTAGGTCTCCCAATTCGTCTATTGGATATCCTGACATTGGGATAGCTGCTACAACTTCATCCACGGAGTCCATGAAAATAGATATAACTCCATCTAGCTGATAGGTATCTTCTGCTAAAATAACAGCTTTTGCTTGTGTTTTAGTTCTTTGCATTCCACCTAAAGCAAATGGTTCATTTTCTGCTTGAGATACAGATAAGAATATAGCTGGGACCACATCATCATAAGGCTGAATAAAAGTCTCTGGCCCAGATGGAATCCTTGAATTAACAACATATTTATTCTCTACAATCAAGTCATCCTCTGTGTCATTTGTTAAATAGACATTAAAATCTTTTACGGCAAATTCTCCTGTAACCGTCATATTTTTATTATCCCCAGAAAATAAAGCTCTACCATTATCAAAATCAAAAACTACCCCATCATTTCGACCAGAAGTCCCAGAGCCTACAACAGAAACCCCTGTAGGTATAACGGCTCCAGATATAGATGAGTCTGTAACCCATTGCTTGTAAGAACTACCATATGCTAAATATCTAGAGTCTAACCGAGGGTCTTCATAATAATATAGCTGTCCAGTTTTATTACTGTAAGCTTCACCTTTTGTTAAAAGGAAATTATCGAACCACAAAAAGAAGGATGTGGTTAATTTGTGCTGGAATTGTTCTTTCATTTCAACTCTTCGAATCTTTTTCTATATTTTTTGATTAAAGCAGAGATGTAAGGTCTATTTTGAAATCTTCCGCTTCTTATTTTATTTACACGACTTTGCACTGCTGCGCCTGATCTTCCCCCATCTTTACGCAATAAAAAGCCTAATCCTGACAGTCCTCTTTCAATGCCTTCAGCCCAACTTCTACCTGTGGCCCAAGGAAGAGGCGTTATTGCGAAGATATCTTGTGCCGTAGGAATAGACACATCGAACTCTACACCAATACCTCTTTTTCTTATCTCTTTGTTGTATGTGATTTGTATGTTTTCTAAAGATGCCAGTATTGGCGATATGGGTTGGTCTCCAGCATCAAAACCTATAAATGCAAAAAGATTGCTTATCCCTCCTAATGTGCCGCTTATGTTGGTCCCACTTGGTCCTTGTAAAAGCTCTAAAGTAACAGTATCAGATAAAAATTCCTTAATTAATTCATCTTTTATTGTTTTAAATTTATTTTTTATTTCCCTTTCAAAGTCCTTTCTAAGTTCTTTAGGGGCTTGTCTTTGCAACGCTTGCTGCACATCTAGTGGTAATTTAGCCATATTAATCAACTGGACTAAGAACGAAGGTATAAAACTGATTTGATGTAAACCCTCTTGGTTGTCCATCGCTTTCTATTATAAACTTTGTTCCGTCAAACTCTACTCTTCTAGCCTCGTTGATGTAATCATATCCATCTTGTTCTACAACTATTCTTACTGTCCCATCTGCTACGACAACTTTATTTTGAGTACCAGCTTGATCTGCTGGGCCATCATCTGTTAAGTATGATGTATCCATGTTGTCATAATAGATTCTTGCACTAAAAGTTTGAGATTGTGTCGTGTATTCTACAGATGAGTTTGATCCAGTATTAGTTCTTCTATAAAGAGAATTCCAAGCATCATTTGATGCGATCAAAGTTTTCTTAGCGTTTTTGTAGACTGTTATAGTTCTAGCGAAAGTAGTATGTAATGTTCCTGCTAAGTTTTGAATCTTAGTTATTTGGTCTTGTGATAAAAATCCTGCCATGTTGATTTTTACACTTTTATTTATATAATAAGATAGGATTAAGGATGAACGCTAAAAAAAATTTAGTACAATTGTCTAATGATGAAATTTCTAGACTATTCAAAATGATGTTATACATGGTCGAAGATATGAAGAAAGACCACGATTTTCACTATGAAAAGTTATACAGTAACATTCCTGAAGAATATCATCCCATTATTGACACTGCTGATCATTTTACTAAAGATAAAGTTAACTGGATTAGAAAAAGAATTTTAGATTGCGGCAACGAATCAATTAGAAATTTATGCTCTAGAATTGATAATTATACAGTAAGTTTCACATTTAAATAAGGAAAAAGGTTATGGCATTTAAAGAATTATACTCATTCACTATCGACCAAGAAAAAGAGGTCGAAAAGACTCATACTAGAAAAAATAAAAAAACAGGAGAGGAAACTACTGTTACCAAAAAAGTTACAGAAAAAGTTCCTGTTCAAGTTAAAATCAAAAGGCCATCTAGAAGAGAGCTAGAAGACGCAGAATTAGAATACTCTGTTGAAATGAGCAGATGTGTTAAAAGAGGTATTTTAACTAAAGCTATGCTTTACAAGAAATACAGTGATACAGGTGGCGTTTGGACGGAAGATGAAGCTAAAGATTACGGAAGGCTTTATAAGAAAACTTTTGAAATCCAAAACGAATACGTCAGGCTAGAAACTGTTGAGAAAAAAACAGAAGAACAGAAGAAAAAGCTAGAAGTTCTTAAGGAAGAGTTAGCTGTTATTAGAAGAAAAGTAGTAGATGCAGAGACTTCAATGGAGACTTTATTTAATCACACAGCTGACAATAAAGCTCAAAACAGGCTGCTTCTTTGGTATACTTTGATGCTTACTCACGTTCAAGATGAATCTCAAGAGGAACCTGTGCCATACTTTGTTG